CTTAAATTGTTACCTAAGGACGATCCGGACTTCATTAAGATTCGTGAAGAGTGTAAAGAAGAAGTTACACAGATGTTTTTAGATGCAGTTGATCAAGAAATTGAATGGGCTGAGTACTTGTTTAAAGATGGTAGTATGATTGGTTTAAATAAACAGTTACTAACAGAATATGTACATTGGATAGCTAATAAGCGTATGCACGTACTTGGCTTAGAAAGCCCATACAGCGGTGGTTCTAATCCGTTACCCTGGACACAAAAGTGGATTGCAGGTTCAGAAGTACAAACTGCACCACAAGAAACAGTAATGACAAGTTATGTTATTGGTGGTACTAAGCAAGATCTTGATGAAGATACGTTTAATGGTTTTAGTTTATAAGAGGTATAGGAGAATAAAATGGTAAAGATTTTTAGTAAAGATGGTTGTCCATATTGTGACAAAGCCAAGATGTTATTAGATAATTATGAAATCGATTATGTAGTAGAAAACGTAACACACAACAAAGAATCATTAGCCTTTATTAAAGGTAATGGACATACAACAGTTCCGCAAATATATAATAATAGTGATATACTTGTAGAAGGTGGTTATGATGGTTTAGCGGCATTAAGTCGCGAAGAAATACTTGAGAGGTTAGCATGATACGAGTACAAGAAGGGAATATATATTCATTCAAGTTAATTTCAAGTGAAGAACTTGTAGGTAAAGTTATTAAAGTTGAAGATGATTATTATGTAGTTGAAACTCCATTAGCATCTGGCATGACACAAAAAGGATTGCAATTAATGCCAACCATGTTTACAGTTGAATTAGATGCTAATATCAACATTTCAAAAAACGCAATTGCAATGACAGGAGTTCCTCGAGAGGATATTACCGATGCGTACAGAACGGCGACAACTGGCATTGCAGTACCAGATAAGCAAATTATTTTAGGCTAAATATATAGATGCCAAATGTAGAAAGAAACGGAGATCCAAATACCGGCGGCGGCATAGCAACTCAGGGTGCCCAGACTGTATTTGCCAACGGAAAACGAGTAATGTTACCTAATATGCCGGTTACACCACATAATTGTTGCGGTCAGGATGGATGTCAAATCCATTGTGTTGCAACAACGACTGGTGGGAGTCCTACTGTTATAGTAGAAGGTAGGCCGGCAATTCATGTTAATGACATTGATACGTGTGGGCATAAACGATCATCCCCTAGTCCGGATGTATTTGTTCAAGGATAAATTATGGCACAAACACCCTTATTAATAACAACAACCACTAGTTTGATTAATGATCAATGCCTTGACGTTAATTTAGAATTACAAGGATATATTGTTGCATACAAAGCATTGTCCGATGATTTATCTACATTGGCCAGGAGTCGAGTGAGCAACCCCGGATTTGAAGATGCATATAATAGAGCCCCGTTTATAGTAGATTTCTATGATTATTCTCTGAATATATATACAAAGTTCTCTGATTATTTTAATGACTGGAACATATTAGTACTAGGGCATGATTACGGTGGTAATAGAAAATTTATATCTACGTTACAAGTGTCTATGTCTTATATGTCTTCTATTAACGATAAAATAGTTAGTGGTATTAATAGTTTAGATGTTGGTAAAAGTTCATTTACTTCTGTGAATGATTTAACAACAGGTAACTTAACAGCGGTTACAACAGATACGAAAACATTTGCAGATGATTTAGAAAATACAGGACGTTTGATAAACCTCGAGGATTTGAAAAACTTAGGAACACCACATGCTCTTGTTAGAGCGTTGGTTGATTCGAATGCTATCCAGTTTTTAGAAAAAGAATTTAGTGCGGTTGGAATTGATGTTGTTGATTTATCTGATGCTGTTCTTAATAACAATACTCCGTTATTGTTGAAAATTCAGAAGATGGTATATGATATTGCATTAGCTGTTACAGGAAAGCAATTAAATGATATTATGTTAATGTTAAATGTAAAAACTAAATCAATCACAACCTTAGCAGATTTATTAGATACTAAAAAGATCTTCCCTAACTGCTTTAAAACCATTCAGGTATTAAATCAAGGACAACAGGAATTCTTATACGATCCAACTAGTGGTATTGGATCGTATGCAGGAACTCTATCCCCGCCAACTATTAGTGTTATGCCACCTGATGTTGCTAAATCAAGTATGGCATTTAGTCATTCTATACAACAACTCAAGAGTATTACCACCGCAGAGGTTAGTGGATTAGTTGATTTATTTAGAAACGTTGAAACCACAGAAGGTTTAGACTCAATAAATGAATTAAAAAAACCAATATCAGCAAATAATACAATATCAGTCGCATCAACCCCGCCATTGGCAAACGGCACAAACGAAAACGGGATGTTCTTTTTAACAGACTTTGTCGGTTCACCAACTGGTATAGACACCATACCCCAAATGGAAGCCATTAACAAATTCTTTAATGAATACGATTTATCAGCGTATACTCAGGCATTATCCGGTGGAAACGTGTCGGCGTTAAATACAGTTATCAACAATATGGAGAGTGATGACTTGTATAAAGATGCTAGTAAAGCTCATACCGATATCGTAAGTCATATTACACGAGAAGAAGAAAACCTAACATCGGCATTAATTGATTTATATTTGCCATTATCGAGTGTGGCTGGGGTTAATGGTTTTACTGATGGTTTGCATACATACTCCGAGCGAACTGATCCAAAAGACATGGTTGATGTTCTAAATTCATTAGTCATTGCTAATTTACACGGCGAGTCATTAACCGGTGCAATGATTGAAGGAAGAAACCTCAAGAATTTAGATTTAAATGGTATAAAAACAGACACAAGAGTATAAAGAGGTTGATCTTCCTGAAAAAATATGTTATAATGTACTTATAAATGCATAAATCATGGAGACACCTAATGCCGCACCTTTGGATTCACAAGCTAAACAAAAGTAACAGCAGATTACACAAAGAAGATGTAATTAAACAAGCACTTGCCGCCGCAAATATTGGTAGTAAAGATGCTGAAATATTTCTTTTAATGGCCTGGTATGCTTACAATCCATATAACACTTACAACACAAAGCGAGTTGTTATTATTCCTAACTCAGTGGATAAAGAGAATCCGTATGAAGAATTCTTTGAATTATTACATAGATTAAATGATCATGACGTTACCGGTCACGCATTACTTGCCGAAATTGAGCGAACAGCATACAAGTTTAATACAGATGTTTGGGAAACATTATTACGTCCGGTGATACTTAAAGATTTGCGTGTTGGTGCTACAATAAAAACCTTTAATAAGATTCTTAAAGGAACAAAATTTGAGATCCCAATATTCGAAGCACAATTAGCAAGTGATTCAGCAAAGCATGAAAAAAAGCTCAAAGGTAAAAAGAGACTTGAGTCTAAATTAGATGGTGTTCGTGTTGTTGCTGTTATTAACAATGCAACAGCAGGTCTTCTTAGTAAACGTAAAGTTACCCTCTATAGTCGTAATGGCAAGGAGTTTAAAAACTTCCCCCACATAAAAAAGCAGTTAGAAACAAGTTCAACTTTGTTTTCGAGTGCTAAGTTCGATGAAGGTAGATATAATGATTATGTACTTGATGGTGAAATTATTAGTAAAAACTTTCAAGCACTCATGAAACAAGCACAACGCAAAACAAACGTTGATACGAGTGATTCAGTTTACACAATCTTTGATATCCTGCCTTTACAAGAATTCCGACGTGGGGGGTGGAATGTTCCACAGCGTATTCGCAGTGATGAATACTTAAAACCAATCCAAATGCAGGTTAATCTACAATGTCCAAGTGTTCAAATCCTAAGTGGTATTGACGTTGATTTAGATACAGCCGAAGGTCATAACATAATGAAACGTTATGCTCAGGATATGGTTGATATGGGTTATGAAGGCATTATGATCAAGGACCTCGATGCTCCTTACAAGTGCAAGCGTGGCACAGCCTGGATGAAATGGAAGCCAACTATCACAGTTGATTTAATTGTAACAGCACTCGAAGAAGGTACAGGCCGTAATAAAGGAAGGTTGGGTGCTCTGGTATGTGAAGGTACAGATCAAGGTAAACTGATCAAAGTAAATGTTGGTGGTGGCTTTAGTGATAAACAGCGGGAAGAAATTTGGGCAGTTGGCACAGGCAATCACGGTATGATTGCTGAAGTGAAAGCAGACGCAGTTACACAAGCAGAGAATGGTGTGTACAGTTTACGTTTTCCACGCTTTGGTACATTTAGAGGATTTAGTCCAGGAGAGAAGATATGAGTGATTTATATCCAAATGTTTATAGGATTACCTACAAAGAGTACGTAGGTGATAATCGATCTGGTAGTGTAGTTGAAAAAGTAACCTGCATTGAGGATATTACTTTATTACGACATTATAGAAGTAAGATTATACAAATAGTCCCCATCTCTGCTACATTCTTGCCAGAATTATCGTCGCAAGGGGTTGAGCAGTTATTTGAAATGCTTGATTCAATTGCCGCAAAAGAAAAGCATGATCACGAAATTGAAAATGAGATCAAAACGGCAGAGGCGGCACTAGCTAGATTAAAGGAGTTGCGAAATGAATGATAACTTATTGTTAATAAAATGGATTAATAATGCAACGTATTCACAGTTACTTGAACGTTGGCGTCATGCTCCCTCAGGAGATCATATGTTCATCGGGGAAGTTGGTGACCATTATGCAAATGTAATGGCTGAAAAGAAACGTTTATTAAGTAATGATATGCAAGTTAAGATTAGCAAAGAGATAGGATGGACATAATAGATTTTGCTCCTGCTATGCATGGGCATTTCTTAGAATATGTTATTAATGCATACATATACAATGCTCCGCAGGTTAACAGCATATTTAATGATGCTGGCACAATGGATGAAATATTATTAAATACCGAGTATATGCAGTCTCGACAAATAATGTGCGGCCATTATTCATCTGAATCGGTTGCAATTCCTAATGTTGACAGAAGTATATTTATTAAATGCAGTAATACTACAGATTTTGATTTTATCTTATTGTCTAATATATTATTCAGAGCGGGTACACCCGATTCAGGATGTGTTAACGATAGAATATCTCAATTAACAATTGATTTTAAGAATGATTGGTATGACAAATTACAAAATAGAAGTTTTATGTCAGTTATTGGCTATCGTCTTAATGACTACACAATTCCTACATTATATGTTGAATATGAGTCATTCTTTCGATTAGATATGTTTATCACAATGTTAGCTAATATTGCGGTATTTTTAAATTCTGATTTCAAACCGGACAGCTCGTTAATTAAATTGTATGATACATTTATGTTAAATAATCAAGGTTACCAATTGTATCGCAAATCTTTAATTCTATTAGACGATGTATTACGAAATAAGAAAACTAAAATTGACGATAATCAGATGATTCAAGCCTATTTAAACTTAAGATTAACACAGATGTTTGATATTTGGAGTGGTGAATTATTTACACCACATTATTATCCAGCCAACACACGCGAGGTTAATAAGATTATCGAAAGACATTTGTTAAATCAAAATTAGTTAAGTAAGTTTGATTTAATATATTTGAAATTTTTGTATAAGTAAATTAATAATAAGGGGAGGGTTATGACCGAACAATGCAGTTTTTGTGGCAAGGATCACAATGAGGTAAAAAAGTTAATAGTTAGTAATGATGTTGCTATATGTTCGGGGTGTATTAATTTATGTTCAGATATTATTAATAAAGAAAATATTCACTTAGGTGTTGAGAAAGTTGAAGTCATCGATGATATTAATCCTATACAATTAAAAGAATATTTAGATACATTTGTTGTTAGTCAGCATAATGCTAAGACAATTTTAAGCGTAGCAGTAGCAAACCATTATAAGCGGGTTAACATTGGTGATAATAAGATTGATAAGTCAAATGTTTTATTATTAGGACCATCTGGCTCAGGTAAAACATTGTTAGCTAAGACTATAGCTAATTATATTAAAGTTCCATTTGCTCAAACAGATGCAACCTTATTAACAGAAGCAGGATATGTAGGTGATGATGTTGATTCATTATTAATTAAGTTATTAGAATCCGCTGATGGTGAGATATATAGAGCAGAAAATGGAATTATTTTCATTGATGAAGTAGATAAAATAGCAAAACATGCCGGACCAGCTAATGGTGCCGATGTAAGTGGTGAAGGTGTTCAGCAAGCATTATTAAAATTAGTCGAAGGAAGCTCATATACATTTAACTATGGTAATGAGATAGTTGAATTGGATACAACTAATATTTTGTTTATAGCATCAGGTGCATTTGTTAATCTTAATACAATTAAAAAAAATAAGCAAGCACAAACTAATATAGGTTTTGGTGTTGATTTAAATCCTAAGTTAATAGCAGAAACTGATTATAATGATTTAGTTAAGTTTGGATTAATTCCTGAGTTCATTGGACGATTCCCAATTATAGCAGAAGTTAATGAGTTAACTGAAGTTGATATGTTGAATATTTTAAATACAGTTGAGAATAATTTAGTAAGCCAATATACAAAATTATTCAAGTACGATAAATTAAATATATCATTTCATAAAGAAGCACTCAGGACAGTTGTAAAGATAGCACTTGCGAAAAAGACAGGAGCCCGTGGATTAAAAGCTATATTAGAGAAGTCTTTGTTACCCCATATGTTTAATGTGGCTAAATACAGCAAACAAAAGATTAAGAAATTAGTAATTTCAAAAGATCTAATAAACAACCCTAAGGAGATTAAGAAAAAATAATATGGCTAGTGTTAAATGTTGGGATGGTGGCTTTGAGAAAGCTATGCGAAAATTTAAGAAAAAAGTAATGAATGAAAATATATTACAAGAGGTACGAGATCGTCAATACTTTATGAAACCGTCGGAGAAGCGTAATCGAGCTAAGGCAGCGGCTCGCCAGAGGTGGAAAAAGAAACAGCGTGAAAGCAACCCACAACAGAATCAAGAATACTAAACAATATTAACCAAAATAATTGACAAATTTGTACTTCTATAGTATAATAGAGATAAATAACAGTGTAAGATGCTGAATTAGTCAGGTCTTACACCATAACTTGCTATATTTAAAATAGGAGAAATATCATGCAAAACAATTTTGACCTCACCCCTTTCTACAGAAATTCAATCGGCGTTGATCGATTAATGGAATCTTTACAATCACGTGTAAATGCAAATCACGGAAACTATCCTCCATACAATATTATTAATATTGATGAGGACAAGTATGCCATTGAGATTGCTATTGCAGGCTTCACAGACGATGAAATAAACATAACAGCACATGACGGGCAATTAACTGTTCGTGGCGAAATGAAGCAAAAAGAAGATCAAAACTTTTTACATCAAGGTATTAGCAATAAGAAATTCAAACGTGATTTTCAATTAGCTGATTATGTTGAAGTACAAGGGGCAGATCTCATTAATGGGATATTACGAATCGAATTAGAACGTATTGTTCCTGACAGCCTAAAACCTAAAGAAATTAAGGTTAACAGTAAACTATCATTAACTGAGTAACTTATCTAAGCGAGGATGAAATGTTCTCGCTTAATTTTATAAATACTAATATAACAAAGGTAATATATTATGCCAAATACGGAAACAATGATTAAACCAAAAACAGATTTGCAGGCTCCTCCAATGTTTAAAGTTATTTACGTTAATGATAACAAGACTAGTATGCAATTTGTTATTGACAGTTGTGTCGATCATTTCAATTATGCTCATACAACAGCAGAAAAAATTGCTAATACTGTTCACAACGAAGGTGCCGCAACAGTAGCAGTACTGCCATTTGAAATAGCTGAACAAAAAGGTATCGAAGTTACAGTCGAGGCTAGAAGTAATGGTTATCCCTTACAAATAAAAATTGAAAAGGAACAAACATGAGTCATAAAGAAACAGTCTAAATCACTAAGCGTTTTGGGAAGTAAGTGCTAAAGTCACGTTCCTTCCCAGGATTGCTAATATATCTAACACCATCAATATCAAAATCCAAATCCTCGTGAAATTTTCCGAAGATCCAAGCACTAACTTTATTTTTTCTATCTCTTGACAAGCAATTATTAATTCCATTATTCCCAGTTGTATCTCCTAACACAGTCCCATCGAAATCAGCATTATGATTAATGAACTCTGGTTTAGGTACTGAGTTGGTAACTATAATGAGATTTTTACATTCTGTCAT